AGCTTTAACTTTAAAAAGTCTGTCAGACATGCCGTTTACAACAATGTCAACAAATTTTGGTATAATAGGAATAGGAGTCCAATCTAAATTTAAGTAACTTAAGTCTCCATCTATTGCTAATTCATTTTTGTATTTTGCTACAGATTGTTCACCTCTAGCATAAAGACGTAGACGCATAAACTCACCCCATTGATTATAAAATCTACAACTACCAGCGTCTCTTCTAAACCATTCGTATTGAATAGCTTGACCTATTCTAAGGCCATATTCTAATGTACTTTTTGTTGAATCTGAAGCAAATTGATCTGGAAATGCAGCAGTCTGTATATCTATAGTTACTTCTTTCATTTATTAAGTAATTGACTTACTGAATTTTTATTATTATATCTTGCAAAGTTAATGCTTATTTTTGATTTTTTTTCTACCGGAGTATAGAGGTGTTTTTGATTTGCCATAATTGCCAGACCTGAACTAATAGAAGCATCAAATTTTGTTCTGTTAGATATATCGAACTTTGCCCAATCTTCTAAAGTTTTGCGAAAATACATATTTCCCATATCGTCTTTATCTCTATAAGTCCCTTCTAAATCCAAACCTACATGTTTTTCAATATACGACTCAATAGCAGAGGCGTGTGATTGTTTTACATCTTCAGAGGTGTTAGGAATTCCTCCTAACTCTCTTTCAGTCTTAGATAATTTATTATAAACCTTATCAGGTCTATTTAAACAAAACCCCCTGTATCCTCTATTTTTAAAATGATACAATAAACGAGGTTTATTATTCTCACATAATATTGGCATGCCATAAAACACACAAGCCATTAACACTTCTTCAAAAAATATTTCAGCCGTTTGAGGTCTAGCAATATATTCTAAAAAGAATTCATTACTTGGCGCATCATCCATGTTGAATTTGGTTAACCCATGTAAAGCTCCGTTAGAACCTTTCCCAACAACCACGCCTGAAATATCATAAGAGTCGCACCCAAATGTTCCTATGTGTTCGTTGCCTGGATATTTTTTACCAGCCCTAACAATCACATTGTTTTGAAGTGCGGCTTTAGGAGTGTAAGTTACAAAAAATCTTCCTCTTTTATTTGGAGACCATATTACACTAGAATCTTGTATCCCATCTTTCCAATAAAAAGATCCTTGAGTTACATGATGGTGTATATTTAAAGAATCGTTATAGTCAATTTGCTGATATATTTTAGTAAGATTAAATAATGATTGTTTACTCTCATCTCTAAATGCATGCGATTCTGTTCTAGGAAACTGCCTATAAAATTCATTTAACGCATCAGGATCTGAAGTTAAAGAGTCTACTTCATTTCTCCAATAATCTACAGCACCTTGTTTTATTAGCTCACCATCAATGCCTATTATTTTATCTTCAGAATTATTAAAAACAGGCATACCATAACGGTCAATAAACCCCTCCATATTCCACTCCATAGGAATAAACAAATTATATAACCCACTTTTAGTTTGGCCATTTTGATTTCTTTTTAAACAATCTGAAGCTTCAAATAAATCTTTAAAATTTCTACCCCCTTTGTCTAATGCATTTGATGTTGATCCCATCATACATTTACCTATTATTCTACTTCCTAAACGTAAACAAGTTTTGGTAACCCTCCAGTTATTTAATATGTTTTCCGGGCGTTCCCATTTACCACTTTCATCATGCAAAAGCAGTTGTAATTTTTCTCCATCATAACTGTTGTCAGATGTATTCTTCCAGTCAATAGTAGTGTCTAATCCTTCTAAATCATTTTCACTAACAGTATACATGTTTTTCTTGGTTATTTTAGAGGCCGGAACACGATAAGCTAATTCAGTTTTAGGTTTATCCATACCATCTTGTATGGGTTTAAAAAAGAAAGGGTAATTGTTAGATATAGGAACTATCTTATCAGTAAACATTTTTTTAGCATCCGCTCCTGTTTTAGATAGTATACCAACTCTAGAATCTTTAGTAATGGTCGCAGTATTCACACCCTCGCACGAGCTCATAAATGAAAACCCCGAACGTCTTATTTTTAAATAACACATTCCAAAACTTCGTTTGTCAGCCTTACACGCTTCCCAAAAAATGTAAAATAATCTATTAGCTTCTCTAAAGTCAGGATGACCAACATCAATCTTAGTCCATTGTAAATACATGTAATGTGTTCCTGTGATGTAAGTAGGAACACTATTATTTATAAACCAAAAACCTTCTTCTCTTCTATCAAACTCTTGTTCAATATAATCAACCCATTTATTTTTAAATTGTATAGGAGCTTCATGCCATTGAAATATTGATTGAATTCTTTTTAAATCTTTGTGAACTTCAGTTGCTTTCCAATATTGCTCTTTTTTGCTTTTAGAACGCTTGTAGACTTTGGATGGTGGCTTAGGTAAAGCAATCTTTAATCCATTAATGTTTATTATATCTTGAATCTGTCCTGATTTAGATATAACTACAAAATCATATTTTTCATTGTAGCCATATTGCCATGTTTTTGATTTGTTTTTGGTAGACAAAACATTAGCAGGCACTGCTTTAAGAACAGGGCTAAATAAATTATTTTGATCTTGATTCTGCAAATCCTTTTGGGGTATTATTTTTATTTACATCAACGCCATTTAATAATTGTTTTTCGTCTTCAATTCTTTTTAGTATTTCAAACGCATCAAAAATAGCTAGTTTTTTAGTTGCAGCTGCATTCTTTAATCTGTCAGCAGCTAATTCATCATCCTTATCGTATTTAATAATATCCTCTTTAGCTACTTTTATTAATTGCAATACCGCTTTTTCTCCTGCATTAATTATCTGTTCTTTTATTTCATTTATATTCATTAGGTAATTTACTATGGTGTCTGTAATTTACTAAAATTTCTTCATTTATTTTAATATCTTTTGTAGCAATTAAAATTACATCACTTTTGTTGAATTGAATAAACTCTGAATTGTTTAAAGAAGAATGATTTGTATACCTACCAATTAATGACCTTTTTTTATTTTTAACGCCATATCCCATAAAATCATTTTTAAAAAATTTAATTTTAGCAAACATACCTTGTTTGTGAATTTGAGATGGCGCTTTATAATATAATTCACTAGGTTCGTCAATTACTTCACCTGCTATTTTATCAAACTCCTTACTGTTAATCATACGATTAACGTCTTCTTCGTTTAAACCATATTCATTTAGCATATTAAAATAATCGTCTTGACTTATGTTTTCTATACTCATAACTTTTTTAAAAAAGTAACTTGGATTAATCTAGAACTATCTTGGTTCCCAAAATTTTCATATATATTCCTTGAATGATTTAAATACGACTCAAACACAACCATCCTATTATAATCTGCTTTTAAAACACAAATAGGTTTTAAATCGTTATTATAAATGGTAGTTCCATCACCAAAACAAACCTCTTTATTTAAATAAGTTATAACGGTTAATTCGCCCATCATTTCATCTGAATGAATAAAATTAGGCTCTGTTTGATCTTGTGGTGATTGTCTAACGAAATTTAATGCTGCATAATGTCCTGGAAATTTATCCCATAAAAAATCAATTATATCATCTCTACCTTTTTGTTTTACCGATCTAAAAAGATCTTCACCTATTTGCACATCTTCAAAACCATTTAATAATACTTCCTTTACATAAGAATCAGGATCTTCTAAAACATTATCATATACATATATGTTCATAATATCATTGTAATATTATCCGTAAACATTCTGTAGAGTTTTTCTCCATCTACATAAAACTCATATTCACTGTCTGGAGTAAAAGAAATCTCATCCCCTTCTTTTACGCCTAAACATTCCAACTCTTTATTAGAGTACCTTAAAATGCCATACAAAGGCTCTTCAGTAGTTAATTTGTTTAAATAAAAATCTTTAACAGGAATAGGTTTAACAAAACAATATTTAGAATAAGCATTCCATTTATTGTTTTTGTAATATAAAAAAAACTGTTCAGCATCAATAAAAAACATGTCATCTTTAAAAAAGCTTTTACCACTTTTTTCTCTTCCTTTCATATCATTATAATACTTGAAAACATTATGATGAACTAGCAAGACATTCCCAACTTCAATGTCTCCAGTATAATTTATTGGTAAAGCTATAACTTCCGCAAATCTATTTGAAGACTTATAATCTTCTTTCGAAACACTAGTTACAATATCAAGTCCACCTATTTTTTTTATATTATCATAACGCCTACCTTTTATAGGCTTTACAATAAAATAAAAAGGAGACTTCATTAAAAGTTTATATTATACTCTAACGAGATTGGCATAGTAAGCTTAAACTCTTTCCACAACAAAATTTCTTTATCTTTTATAATCCAAATTTTATAAGAAGAATTCTCTTGCTGTATTAAATGAATAACATAAGCACCCCCTAGAACAGGTTGTCCAGTTATGTAATGCATAGCGCCAGACTTGTAGTCTGAACCTATAGAGATTTTTCTTATATCCATTTAGTTAAAATGAAGTTGCTAATTTTAATTTTCTGTATGTAATATTTACATACAAAATACCATTACCTGTATTTCCTGCAGATGGCCCAGCTATTGCTTGTAAAACTATTCCTGTGTTTGATGGAATAAATTCAGCTGGTGATGGATCGTTTTTATATACTTTTTGAGTTGTAGAGTTTAATAAAGTATTAGGTATTGGCTCAGTAATACTACCTTGTACAATATTAACGCTTCCAGGGAAATCAAAAACAATATTACCCGGATTCATAAAACTTACAATTTCACTAACAACATAAACAAAGCCATCTCCAGGAGCTGGCAACAATGTAAATGATTGAGTGCCTAAAGCTTTTAAGTAAATAGAACTTACAGCTATTGTTGTTGAAACACTACTCAGTCCAAATAAAGTCTGTAATTCTTCTATCGTACATGTTTTTGTAGATAAATTGTTTTCAGCATCTGTTAAAACAAAATAATCTGACACCGTTGGTGTTATATTAGGGTACGCAGTAGTATTACTTATTCTAGACATATATAATTTATTTTACTTCTTCAACAACCGCATCTTCTATAGCTTCAGGTTTTTTAGTGACAATACCAGTTGCTAAATCAATAACAGCATCTTGTCCATATTTCTCCGCTAATTTTTTTTCTTCAATACCAAAAGAACCTCTTAAATCTTCTAGATTTTTTAAACTCTGTTGCTGTCTTAATACATTGTCAGCAATTTCTAATTTACCTTTAGTAAAGTCTTGGTTAAGTTCTTGAATTCTTTTTAATTCGTCTTCAGTTAATTTAATTTCACTCATTTTAATTTATTTAATGTTAATTTTATTTATGTAAATATAGTAAATATATTACTATTCTTCAGGCAGTTCTGGAGGATCTGGAATATCCCATGTAAAGTATAAGTCTTCATCTATAGGATTCTTTTCTAAGTTTATTTTTTTAGACAAACTTAATTCCATTTCACTAACAGGCAACCCTGCTTTTAACCAACCAACCACATAAGTTTCAAACGCATCTGTATTAGCATACGGTATGAATTGTGAGGACGGATCATACTTTAGAGAGTATGCTCCTATTTCACTAGCGGTATATTGTGGATAAACGTCGTCTTGAGCGGTATACGTCCAGTGTACTGTGTAGATTACGTTTTGATTCCCATCTTCTTCGATACGGGCGTTCATTTGATTTATTGTCCATTTATAAAAATTTGCCATAGTTTAATATTTTTACAAATATAATAATTTTATAATTATAATTTGTTTTAAGTTACTGCCCAATAAGTTACTGTACCTATTGTTTTATAGGTAGTTCCTGCAAAAGATCCATTATATTTATTTATACCTATTTGATTTGTTGCGACGTAATGATATATTGTTAATGATTGACCTAATGCTTTTATGTGACCATAACCTGCAACTGTATTTGTTTGAGAAATAGCTATTGGTAAATTGGTTATTATAACAGTCCCTGATGATGTACCTAAATCACTTATTGTAAATTCAAAAGATACAGTAACTACATTACCAATTTGTTGGTAAAAACCACTTGATGTATAAGTAGGAAAACCACCACCGCCACTTGATGTTACACTTGGTGTCCATGTCGCACCGTTACCCGCTTGATATCCAACAAACTTTTTTAACACAGATGAGCTTCCAGTACCGCCTAAATATACACCATCACCTATATAAACGTTTTTCCATCGAAAATTAGGACTACCAAGATTATTTGTATCGTCTGACCTAGTAGAGCCTAATGCAGTAGGTTCAATAGTTAAACCATTAAACATAATTCCACCACCTGCACCACCTTGATAGCCAATATAAGGCACACCATTATAAGTTCCTACTGAACCAACTAAAGCATCACTTCTACCCCATCTTATTTTGTCGCCATCTGATGTATTATTTACATATAATTGAGAAGTTGGCGAATTCGTCCCGATCCCGACGTTAGTATTGAATATATTAAAAACATTTTCAGCTTGTAAAACAGTGGAGCTATCAGCACCTGGATCAGTTTGACCAATAGTGTTTTGACTAGTCCAATCCCCACCCCACTTGTTTATTGCATAAATACTACCATTAGCATAAGCTGGTACATTCATGTATATTTCAAAAGAACTACCACCTACGGTTGGTGTACCACTAGAATCAGTATTAATCAATTTAAAAGCTGGCGAAGCAACGTTTTTTCCCGTGTTTTCAACCCAAGTATTAAATCTAGCCCCAGATCCACCTCCGTTAGAAGTTTTCATAAATAACTTACAATTATAATCTTGAGCATTATTAGCGTTGTAACCAGTATGACCAAAAAAAGTAAGGCAAAAAGTATAACCACCTTGTCCAAAATTTGATAAAGTACCTAATTTAACCCATTGTGAAGTCCCTGCGTTTGCAGCATCAACATTATACCATTTCTGTAAAGTTGCATTATTAAATTGTTCTCTTGTTTGATAAGCTATTTTGCCATTAGGTGAGGTTCCTAAATTAATTAATAAATCATACTCTAAACCAGAGTTTTGTTTATTATTTATATTGACATAACCCTCACTTGTAATCCTCATTTTTTCTGTAGGTGCACCTGCATTTGATGTACTAAAATATAAATCACCTGTTCTATTCCCTGCGCTTGTAGTCACTCCAGATATATTAGCAAAAGTAACATTAGTCCCGCCATTATTAGAACTCCATCTAACAGGAAAACCCGCATTAATATTTGAACTTGGGTCATGCATTCTTAAATAACCACTTTTAATTTCTAATTTATCAGCGGGCGAATCCGTCCCGATTCCAAAATTACCGCCATTATCCATTACAACATCTTTGTTGGTCTTAAATCTTAACTGATAATTATTATTTGCACCCATATATATTTCATCACTAGCGCCTGCTCTTAAATAACAAGCATTTGTACCAGCATCTAAAATCTCAAAGAAACTATCTCCATCAGTATTAAATTTTGTTGATGGACCATTAAAAGTTACATTTCCTCCAAAAGATGCTCCTGAATCTACTGCGAAAACACCACCACCACTTGAGTTTTCACTTATTCTCAAATTTTCTCCATTTCCATATATATCCCATCGCCCTGTTCCACTAGCTCCATACATTCTTACATAATCGCCACTTGAAGAACTTAAAGCAATAACTTGACCCGCAAAAGTTGCATTGCTAGATGTGTCAAATTCAAGAGCCGTGTTGAGACCGGTATTTTGAATATAAAGATGATTACTGCTGTTTAGACCTATATCCCACTTGCTAATATTATTATTTGTTCTAAAACGCATAACACCATAACCATCTGTAAAAGCATCAACATTAAAAGCTACACCACCCGTAGGGGCATTAAATGTACCAATACCATTTACAGTCAAAGCACCAGACAATGTTAAATCTCCCGTTATATTTTCGCTACTTAATATTCTTATTGCCATTACAGTATTTGTTTTTTAAGTTTATCTACCTCAGATTTTAAATCTTGTATTGATTGAATTAAATGAGGTATTATTCTTGAATAATCAACCTGTTGAACATCTATACTACCATCGTCTTTAGTTTTATCTTTTTCTCCTGAAACAGCTTCTGGGATTAACTCTTGTAATTCATGAGCCAACACACCATGCTCATTAGCTTTGTCATCAAAACCTATCCAATGAAAATTATAAACTTTAATATTTGAAACAATATCTAAAGCTTTAAAAGGTTTTAAATTGTCTTTTAATCTATAATCAGATGATGTGCTATACGATACACTGTTAGAGTTGAAGTTCTGTTGTACTTGTCCAATTACAGAACCTGAATAATTATAAAATTTTATAAACCTAGGGGTATCATAATTGTTATTACCAGTATGTTTAATAGCTAAATAAGGATTATCATTTCCATTACTATCACCATAAATTACTATACCTGGATTATTTATACTGCTCGGAATTGCAATTTGCAACATGGATTGATCCATGTCGTCTTGAGTTGGAGGGTTATTATAACCTAATTTCACCTTAGGTATCTGCGAATCATTTCCTTGTCTTACAAATTTAACCAATTCATTAAACTCATGCTGTATTATTAAACTTGCATAATTATTTTCTTGTGAATCTCTTTGCTTACAAGTAAGAAGCATATCATTTGTAAACGTTGTTACTGTGCTAGTAAATCTTATACTACTTTCACCATTTGTAGCAGAATATATTGTTATTCCTTGTCTTCCGGATCCACTTCCAACAACTAGCTGATTGTTATCGCTACCAAAAGAACCTGGAGTTGTATTGTTTATTCCAACCTCACCTGTAGTGTAATAAATGTCATTACCAGTTGTCGTCCAAGGTGAAGAACCTCCTGCGCTAGGTGTGCCAGTATCAAAAAGCTCTGCCATGGTAGGCTGTGTTCCGTCTATAGCGTAAAACCCTGGATCTACCCAAGATAAAGTAGAAACCGGATCAGTTGAGTAATATAAATATGTTCTATGAGATTGACCACCTCCGTTAGTACCCATTTTAAAAGAAGTACCACCATAAAGTTTTACACCAGTATCTACCCTAAAAATTCCTGTATCCCCATTATTAATAGTATTAGAATCGTTATTAGCTTGTATATGGCCTATTGCTAAACACCAAACATTAAGAGGCAAAGTGCCTATATTTACAGCCTGAAAATATGGGTTTCCAATTGCTGTTCCAGCAAGGTTTAAAGTATTTCCGCCACTACATCCAAAATAAAAACTCCCATTTGTACTTGCATTAGTTCTTTTAACATAAACATAAGACATATATCCCACGTTATCATTTCCAGTTGTAATACCTTTATTCCAACCTCCATCATCATCACTACCCGTATTATTATTTGTTGATTTCCATATTAAAGATCTTTGATCAGCATAGTTAGTTCCCCATATAATCTCATTTTCATTAGATGCTCCATTTCTACTAAAATTACCACCAAAATACCCTAACACAGAGTTTACGTTACCTGCGGTTAATGCTGTCCAACCTTGAGAAGTTGCAAGGTTTACGCCTTTACCTATATCTCTACCATTTATGTATGCGCCACCTTCAACTTGAAGTTTTTCTATTGGCGCATCAGTTCCAATCCCGACGTTGCCGGTTGTTGCTTTAATACGCATTCTTTCTGCTCCATTAAAAAACGCCATGTCTTTAGGAACTCCTGATGATTGAGTGGAACCAAATGTTGTTACAGTATTTGTATTAGTAATAAAAGCATTTCCATTAACAGTTGTGCCCGCTCCTTTAATTTCTATCGCACCAGCAGCTGTTATACGCATTCTTTCAACAGTAAAATCATCTGAACCAAATGTTACTGATTGATTAAAAGCTAAACCACCAGCAGCTGATCCTCCAACTAAAAGTTGCCAAGATCTATAACTACTTGAATTTACAAAATTTAATCTTCCTGTTCCATTTCCAGTTGCATTTCCTGTACCACCAATTCTAACTTCTGCTGAACCTATGTTATTAGTCATTCCAATAGTTGTTACACCATCAGACGCTATAGACATTTTTACATCTGTTCCTGCCCCACCTTTTATTATATCTAAACCATAACTATTAGTTCCACTTGTCGGGTTTGACCTTAGTCTCCATGT